GTCAGGGTAAGCCCTGCAACGGTAGTGGTTGTACCGCCAAGGGATACAGAAGTTGATCCTAACGTGAAAGAAGCGTTAGCCGCTGCGTAATCAGTCCCCGCTACTGCGGCTGAAATAGCCGTCCCATTACCTTTGAGAATACCGCTGATCGAAGTAGACAGCGTTAAAGCAGGGGTAGACCCGCCAGAGGACGTACCTGCGAATCCATTGGCTGAAGCAACAGAAACCGAAGTCACACCGCCCGCAGAAGCTACAGTGGTCCACGAAGCGGTCGTACCGTCCGTAGTGAGGATTTTTCCTGAATTACTTGTCTGGTCTGGCAGGAGATAGGTGTATGGAGCCGTACAGAAAACTCTTTTCGTACCTACACCGAAGGAAACAAGATTATTGGAGTTCGATGACTGAAAGACCGTTCGCGTGAGCGTTCCCGTGCCTACCGTTCCGTAGCCAATTTCCCAGTCCCCAGCTCCCGAGTCGCAGACATACCAAACAACGTCCCCATTGGAAAACCCTGAGTTAAACGTGATATAGCCTGTAACCGCGCCGTTAAGCGCAAACGAGCCCGTACCCGTAGAAGTAGTGGTTTCTTGTACACGATCTTGGAGTTTGGGCATCGTCCGCTCCTATTAGGACAGAATAATAACTGCGGTTGAAGACGTATTGGCGGGGAACGTAATGGTGAAATTTCCATTGGTTGAGCTATAGGTCGCTCCAAAGCTCAGAACCGCCACCGCCGCATTGTTCTTGGAGGTATTGTAAATCAGTGCACCTGCTGCTGAAATGGTCGCTGAGGTCCAAGTGTAGGGGTCCCAGCTCAAATAAGCCGTCGTACCTGACAGTGAAGTTCCCAGATTAGTCAGCGCAGCGCCGCCAGCGGTATAGCCCGTACCTGAAGACTCGTTGGATGACGAATACACCGTAGTGCTGGAATCCAGAGTCGCTGAGCTGGTGTAGAGAGCGATCTTGAACGTGTCACCTGAAGTGATCGTCGTTGAGGAAACCGTCTGCGAAGCAGAAACGGTGTAAGTGCCTGCACCGCCAGTTCCAGAGCCATAAGCCGTGATCGTAGTCCCTGCAGTAATACCCGTGCCTGAAATAAAAGACCCAACCGTCAGAACACCATTGGTAACGGCTGAGATCGTCAGCGTCGTACCAGAGATAGATCCGGTAAACACGCCCCCAAAGTCATGTACGTGATTGAGCAGCTCTTCTTTGAAGCTCGCGCAAATTGCCTGCGTAATCGCCATAGTTAAACCTCTTCTGAAGTTTCGATGTCAGGCTCTACGCTATCTGCGATTACTGACACGCTGTTAAGGGTAAATTGAATCGGATCAGCCTGATCCTTGTCTTCTGGTTCCATTGTAACCTCTTACTTGGTCTGGTAGCGAACTTGTGTCGTTCTGTAAGCGTCTTCACGATCCTTGGAGTCTGCGAGGTTCTTCAGCGACTCAAGCCCTTCTTGGAACTTAGACTGATAGGTCTGCAGTAGATCGTTTTCACCTTTCAAGAATGTGTACGCCTCAACCAGAGCCCCATACAGAAGGACGTTCGGGAAGTTCGTACCCACCCAGCTTGTCTGCGCTACCGTAATGGAAGGCGGATAAGCAAAGTAATGGAACTCCATCACATAGCATTGATCAGGTGTGGGCCCAAGAATCATAGACTGATCTGAGAAAAGCGCGTAGTACTGCGGCAAACCCGTTGGAGACCCCGGATACGGAAACGCTTCACGAATGTAGTTCACATCCTTGTTCAGCAGGTAATGATAGTTACCTGAAGTGTCGATCACAGCGATGGAAAACGAAGACAGGAAATCACTCGGCAGGTTCAAATACTGAAAATCCTGCGTCGTTTCGCCCGTTACGTTCTTACGATAAGCAGGGAGCTGGACATAGTTGTTGATAACCGTCTCAGCATTCGTAATGAAATTCGGAATGTTCGCCACAAACACAGAGTCATTGGCTTCCGTGTAGCTTTGAATTGCCGAGCTGAGAGTGGTGTATGTCCAAGCCATGTTTTAGCCCAATTTAGTAGAGCACTTGGTGCCTTTTGTCTGAGCGCCCGTGCCCCGCACCTTGACAGTCTGCGTCGATGCGATATTGTTTGGGTAGCCAGAGGTTTTAGGATTGAGCCCTTGCTTGTAGTATGCAGAAGCCGGCTTGTTCTCGATCTTAGCCATTAGCGCCCCCGACCAGAGCTCTTCTGGTTCATAGCACGGCTCAAATTCTTGCCGAACTTTTTACGGTCCATAGACGTTGGGCCGCCTTTCTTCAGGCTTTTCATGTTGGTTTTCTTGCCACCATGAAGCTGCTTGTCGTGCATACCGACAGCCTTCTTGATCAGCTTTTTGTCTTCGACGATATCATCATGTTTCATAGATGCCTCACAAAATCGCGTTACCCGGAATTGGGGGAACGATCACCACACCGGGCTCTACCGTAGTGAATTCCGTGACAAAAACTAAGTTTAGGTACAAGTTAACCTGTTGAGTTGCCACAGGATTGTACGCGAAATTCGAACAGCTTTCATTTCTGTTCTCGTCAGGACGTGGCTCGCGCAAAGCCTGAGGATCGTTCGATACTTTCTGTGAACCAATGATACCCACCCAGTTCTGTGGGTGGTCAGGATCCCAACACTCAGGGCATACCTTCGAGTTGATAAGCTTCCCCATGATGAAGTATTTCTTGAGGTGCTTGAGGTCGTACCTCTGCCCACAACGATCGCAGAAGCCGAAGGCTCGCTTGTAACTAGCGAACCGTGTAGCCATTACCAGCCACCAGTCAGATATCCAGCCAGAGGTACGAACCGTACCGGCGACTTGTCTCTGTCTTCGCGTTTTGCCAGATCAAGGGCTTCATCATACGACGCCTTCAGCATCTGAATGCGGTTCGGGTCCAGCTCAGCCTGCTTCATGGAGATGTAGTAAGCCAACCCCGCTGTCAGTGCCTCGTAGAAACGGAAAGGCACGTCCTGAGTCACCGTACCATTAGCGCCCGCGTCGTCGATGCGACGGAGATACCAATAGTGGAAGAAGTACCCTGACTGGTTAGGCGTCGGCCAAATGTTAATCTGAGGGATCGGAGACTGCCTATTGACATAGACCTGCACCGGCCGGCCTTGAGTCAGCTTGTTCGGAATGGCAGCGTACGTCGGAAGCGCAATGCGCGGAATGATCAGATCCGTCTGGTTGTACTGACTACCCGGGTTCTGCCGAATCACATGCTCGATGACGTCAATACAGTCCGAAGGAAGGTCGTACGTTCCCTGCCCCTGCACCAGCGTGATATCGCCCGGGGTAACCGTCCAGAGGTTGATTCCCTGATTGGCCCACGATGTCAGAAGATAGTTCAGGCTGCGCCGCGCTGTTCGAAACTGATACCCAGTTCGGACTTCAATACCCGCACGCTCGTACGCCTCTTCGATAATCTCCGAGAGTTCTGGGTTAAACAGCGTGGTGCCTGAGACTGTCACAACTAACCCCAGATAGCGGTAATAGCGGATACATGTGAAAGTTCAGCGTAGATGCTGGTAGGGAACAGCACCCCTTCACCCGGAAGGAGAAGATAAATGGTAAATACGTCGTTCGTACCTACGTCAAGCTCCATCAAAATAGTGCCCGTAACGCTACCGTCGCGGAATCTAACGTAACCATTAGAACCATCGCCGCGATAGGAAATACTCTTCAACCGCGCACGGTCAGAAGTAACAGCGCCACTGGCGGTAAGATGGGTGGATTTAACGTCATATTGCATTGTCATTGGTCGCTACCTCAGCAATTCCAAGCCTTCAACGACTTGTTTATACGGCTGTTCGGATCATTGGCAGTCTTGCTGCCGGTAAGTTTCTTTTTCATCCCTGACATTCGGGCACAGAATGACTTGCGTCGGCCTGCGTCTTCCTTGGTCTTGGGGTTTGGCGCCGGAGGCTTCAGGTTCATGCCCTGCTTCTTAGCAGAAGCGCGACCCTTGGCGTTCAAACCGCCTTTCTCAGACTGCCCTTCTTTTCTCTGCCACGCGGGTGTTTTAGCCATTATTATGCTCCACCACTGCCTTGCATAAACTCATAAAATCCGCGACGGACAATTCATGCTTGGCTATATTCACCATACGACATACTAACTGTACATTGCCCACTTCGTACCCTAAAGACGAATCAATACGGTCAAGGCTGCAGTTAGTATGAACGCGACCCTTTCCAAGTTCCATAGTCATGGGCCACCCTGTAATGGCACAGTGACCTTTCTGCGCGGCCCATAGAAGCTCTAGAGCATCTAAAGATATGACATCTGCGCCTTTTTTGCGCCCTACCGCTTTGTTGCGAAGGTAAGCCAAATAATCTCTAGCCGTTTTAGTCCGTTTGAAACTTGTAAACTGAAGCCGTTCCGGCCCCCAAGTGCGTTTATGATACGCCGCTTGTTTGGTAGAAATACATGCCTTACACCACGAATTATACTTAGGCTCGCCAGACACCTTCCGCCCTGTAGTGTAGAACTCAGCTATGTATTTAGCTTCGCCGCAATGGGTACAAGCTTTAATCTGCTGTTGTTCATCAACCCAAGCCTGCGGCTTAGCCATTATTTCTTCCTCGCTGCGCGCATGTTATCGACGAGATTCGGGTAAGGACGCCCTGCCTTTTTAGCCGCGGCTTTGGCCACTGACTTCTTGGCTGAGCTCAGCTTCTTAGGCTTCCCAAGACCCTTGGGTCTGGGCTTGTCCCATACCTCAGTCATACTGGCCTCCGCTCAAAGCTGAGGCGATGCCGCCCTGACCGACGAACGTCGACGTCGGGTTACCCATGATCTGGCGCCCCTGCTGTGGCAGGAAGTTGCTCATCGAGAGCGGCTTGCCATAACCCTGAGTAAAGCCCTGTGCAGTGCCCTGAGGCAACTGCGGTGACGGCACGCCCTGAGTTGAGGAGCCTAGTGGCTGAGTCCCCATCGGCGGCGCTCCAGCACCCATGCCATACGGCTGAGGCTGCGGACCCTGAGGAAACTGCGGAGCAGCGCCCGGTCCTTGAAACTGTGGGGCCCCCTGCCCTGCAGGAGACGCCCCAAGGGGCGGAGCAGAGCCATACGGACCCATCTGAGCCTGAGGCTGCTGTTGCTGCCCATAGCCCATCTGAGATGCCGCGTTATAAACGGGAAGCCACCCGGAGGTGCTCAGTCCCGCATTCTGACCCTGCCACCCGTCCATTAGACGTGCTTGCAGTTGGTCTTGCCTTTCTTGGCAATACCGTCAATGGATCCGCCCTTCTTGTAAGCCTTGCCACCGCACTTCATCGGCAGCGGGCTCTTTGAAGACATGGAACCAACGGACATTTTGTCCATGGGCGAACCCTTCTTGCCCATCATGGGCGCCTTTGACTTCTTCATATCGTTACCTCTAGCTTGTCTTTGAATATCTGGAATCCCACGAGACGGCATGGTCATTTGTCCACCTTCTGCTCGAGTTTGTCCATGATCCGATTAAACATGCCCTTGATCTCAGCCATGTCTATTCGGTAGTCGTCCTTACGGACGTAGTTCTCGTGGATCATTCGGTTGGTTTCCTTCATGTCCTCTTTGAGCTCGCGAATCGCGTCCCAGACAATCTTGAAAAGCCAACCGAACAGGGCCCCTACGAGGGCTATTACACCGTCAACGATGTACTGCAAATCCATTGCATCCAGCCCATTAAGAGGAGGCAGGAGCTGCGGATCCATCGCTGGCGTGCTGGACGTAGACCACCGTGATGAAACCTGCGCCTGCGACAGCAGTCGTACCGGCCATGGTCACCGTGACCTGAACATCAGAGGTGCCGATGTTGGACATATTGGTGAGCTGAGCCGCGGTATACGTAATCGCCTGACGGCCAGCGGCCGGAGTCGTGATTGCGGTAACGTACTTTGCTGCAGTGGTTCCATCGCCTACGGCCAGCGTAGCGCCCGTAGTAAACGTCGTGGT